CTTTGACTTTTCGCGCTAGTCCCACATTGCTAGCGCTGTGTTGGGTATACTGTGGCTCCCTTCAAGGAAATACTTCCTCCGAAATCTAGCTAGACCACTTAAATGGTCAGGATTCAGTCTCTCCCAGCCACCGTCCGATCTTGAGTAAGCTTCCACATCGACTGTGTCTACCGATCGACGTGCGCTCATCTCATTTTGAATCAACAGTTTCTCCGCCAAGTCCCATCCTTGGACGGCTACAGCCGCGTAGGATACTATCAGCATTCTAACCTCACGCTTCCTCTGTTCTGCATCTTTCGACCGAATTCGAAAGCGCTCGGGATACAACATTCGCTTCAAGATTTCCTCGACGTCCCAGGATGGAAAACCGTTGACCCAATCACGCCCTAAGAAGTGAACGGCTTCACCCCTCTTTGTGACTCTACTCTTTTCTACATTGAGTGTGACCCCAACTGATTTCTCGAGCCATCTCGACACATCATCTAAAGCTCGCAGTTTGTCGCTCCAGAACACTAAGTCATCGCCTAAGACTAGCAAACGATCAGGAGTAACGCCCAAACCCAATTTCGAGCTCAGTGCGCCACATAGCATCACGTTCACAACGCTATCTATCACTTGCGTGAAGTAGCTCCCCGATGGAACTCCGTGCTGCTTGCCATAGTAGATTCGGCAATCGGGCATGATGATCGGTGTACCTATGAAGTACTTTACAACCTTAGACCATAAATCGCGAACGGTCACAGGCTTCTCTCTTACCCACAATACCTGAGTTTCGTCAAACCAGGTCAGGAGGATTTTGAAGGCCTCCTTAATGAGAACTGATGGCAGGCTGGAATCGTAACTCTTCATATCAATTGAATAGGCGTATTTTCCTTGATATGACGAAACACGAATTCGAGTTCCAAGCACCCCTGTTGACATCGCGAATGCCATTCTCGTGGTGCCCTGCTTGAACCTGTCGTAAAGAGGCTTTGCGACAAGCCCCTCTAAAATCGTCATTGAGTACGGGTAGCCCCAGACGAGTCTAGTTTTTCCTCCAAACTGTGTCCTAGCGTAAGCGAGGCACGGCTCAGGGATCTTTTCTTCCGACAAGATTCTCTCCGCTGTTCGAAGACCCACGACCATTGAGTCTCGTTTCTTGAAGCCATAATTGGTAAGACCTGGTGACCCATCAGGATTGGATGTCAACTCGGAGACACTCTGTAGGTTTAGGTCTAGAGCCTGAAGTTTCGGGGCTCTCCTTGGTCTGGCAAAAATTTCCTTGGCAAGC